AACGAATGAGGTGACAGGTAAAGAACGCGAGATAGGAACACAGTCCGTTCTTGCACACATAAACCGACAAGACAAATACGGTACTAACAGACGCAACGACCCTGACAGAAACTTTGGGTTGCCAAATAGCAGGGGGTACAGATAGATGACAAGCACAATAACCCCACGGTACCCCAACGCGGAAAGCGACCCACGCCTATCAAACACGGCTGACAAATACTTCACGCTAAGGGAACAAATCCGTGACAAAGAATTTATCCGCGAACCGGTGACAAACGCAGAACGTGACAAACTAGCCACATTAAAGCGAGCCTTGAACGATGACAAACACTACACGCCAAACTTTTGACAAATCGCCCACGCTAAAACGTGACAAACCAACCACGCTAAACCCTGCGTATCGTTGCGATGATTGCGGGGAACCGGCGATGGTTCGCGAATCGGCGGGGCTGTCCTGTCCTAAATGTTATCTAAAAAAACAAGGGCAGCAAATAAAAGGGCTTGACCATGCCGGTTATTATCCTTAAAGGTAGGTAATCAACAAACCAACAAAGGAACCCGAACCGATGAAAAAGGCAGATATAAACAAGCCAGCCGTGACCATGTATCCCAAATCCGTTAAAATGCTGGCGGATTATAAAAGGAAAGATGGCAGTTTTAATCAGGTTTTAAAGCAGTCTAAAAATACGAAGCTTTCAAAAGATAGATTGCCTGTAATTAAAAAGGGCAAGTTCAAGGGCTATGTGATTTACACCTTAACTTTAGAAGAACGCGCCACCTGTCCCCGCTCTTGTTACCATTGGGATAATTGCTATGGTAATAATATGATGTTCGCGCACCGGCTGCAGCATGGCAGCGAATTAGAACAGCGAATAAAAAATGAGATAGAAGAACTATGCGCCACCTATAAAGGGGTGATTGTCCGGTTGCATGTGTTAGGCGACTTTTATTCTGTTGATTATGTTGCAGTCTGGCAGCATCTGTTATCTAAATTTGATAATTTGGCGGTCTGGGGCTTTACCGGCTATGAGCCAAACAGCGATATCGGGCTTGCGCTTCGTGCCGTTCGGGGCGGGTTTGGTGACCGGTTCAACGTCCGTTTTAGTAACGCACCGGATTGGCAGTTTAGCGCGAACAGTGCCGACTTATTCAAGCCAGTTAAAAACAAATCTATCGTTTGTCCTGAACAAACCGGCAAGGCGGAATCGTGCGCGACCTGTACCCTGTGTTGGTCTGCACCGGATAAACAAATCTTGTTTGTTACGCATTGACCAAATGACAAATCAACCACGCTAAACTTTTTGATTGGGGCTAGTATGTTACTTGCAATTATCCTTGGTGGTTCGGGGGGATTGGGTGCGGTATTAGCAGCGGGTGTCGCGAGTCGCGGGGCGGCATCCATTTTATTTATCTATTTTTATTGTTGACCGATTCGGCGGGCGGTGGCATAACAGTTAGGCGGGGTTGTCCCGCTAACCAACAAGAAGGAATAACCAACCATGTTTGATTTGATACCAACCAAAGCAATCGAAAACGCTAAAGCAAAAGGCGAGGATATTTTTAGCGTCCATCATGATATAAATGATTGCAGTCTTTACCATGAATTCGCCAGCTTCGAGCCGGTGCCGGTGGAAGCGGTCACCACTGACCCGAACGGCATTGTTGATATGCAGCGCATGAAATATCACGCTTTGCAAAATATCCGCACAAATCGGGTTGTTGATATTGTACCGTTTAATCTTGAAACCTACAGCTTAAAACCACACCACAAACTGATGCAGGAACAATCCGACATTTTGAGCGGTTCCGGTTTGCGGGGTAAACTAGGCAATGTGGAAGTTTGCGACCGGATATACCAAGAGGGTTTGCGTGTTCACCGGACAATCTATTTTCACGATTTAATCGACCGCAGCCGGACGAGAACAGGTCAAGAGGATGTGAGCCGGTGTCGTCTGGATATCTTTAATAGTGTTGATAAAACTTGGACGCTGCAAGTGTTCAGCGGGGCTTATCGTGACCTTTGCCGCAATACCTTGGTTTTTGGCGGGGAAAAGGCATATCACCAGAAAATGAAACATACAAAAAACATGAATAGCGCAGCCCTAATCACAAAAGGCGTTTTAGGTTTGGATATGTGGACCGAACAATCGGAAACGATGCAGCTTTACCGCGAGAAAACCATGACCGAAAAGCAGTTTAATGATGTTTTGATTGCTTCCGGTTTAATAGATAAGGCGGGAAAAGTTGCCGAAAATAATGACGAATTGAAAGTCAATCAAAAGAAGCTTGCGACCTTATTAGACCTGTATGGGAAAGAAACCCGCGAATTAGGCCAGACAATGTGGGCGGCATTTAATGCCCTAACCCACTGGTCAACTCATTTGCCCGATGCAAACAAAGGTGGCAGGGAAGAGAAGAAACGGCTTGATAACTCAATTGCTGTTCGTGACCTTATACAGTCTAAGGCATGGCTGGGCTTTGCCGGAAAGTTAGCAGCATGATTGAAACCGTGTTGCTCTTCTTAATCTTCTTTGTGATATGAAAGATAACCGATGGAAGCCCTTTATGTAATTTATCGCAGTCTGACCGTGCTGTTGATAATCTCTATAATATATGCGGTCTTTATTGCTTAAACCAACCAATGCCCTGCGGGGCGGAAAGAACCACGAAATGACACAGTTTGATAATGATAAGGCCATGAAGGAACTTTGCGAACAACTGATGACCCTTGCCGAAAACAAGGCCAAGGCCAAGCTTCGTGCCAGTCTCTATGAGGCATGGAACGACCACGGCAGGCCGCTTGTTGAAAGCTTGCCAGAAGCCACGGCAGCGGCGACACCAGTCGAGCCGGTGAAACGCCCGCGAACACTTTGCAAGGGACATTACCGCATCATTGCCGAATTGAAGCGGGATTATACCACGACCCCAATGTTGCGGGGATTGCTGGGATATAGTCAGCATACCCTTATGACTTACATGAATGATATCCGGCGGCATGGTTACCAGATTGAAACCAAGCGCAGCGGGCGCAGGGAATACCGGAAACTTTACCGGCTTGCATCCTGATTCCGGTTGTGTCATAACATTAGGGCGGGGTGATGTTGCCCCGCTCTTTTACCATTTACCGAAAGGAACCGAACCATGTCTTTTAAATCTTATCTCTTAAATGTTGGCGTTGTTGATACCCGCGCATTTGCTTTGCAAGGGGCTGTTCGCAGTTTGCACAATGCTGTTGCCTGCATGGATTTGAACCAGCGGGCGATATTGGATAAGCATTGCCCCGAACTGATGGCAGCCGCGAACCGGTTTGGGCATCTTGATAATGGTTCGGCTATCTTCGAGGGAACACAGCCGGTAACTCAACGAACCTTTGATGACCGCGACGTCGACCCATTCACCCACGCCATGCAGCTTGTCGCGTCTCCCGCGAACAACTAGGGGGAACCCTGCGAACCCATGGGGCGGGGGTTGTTGCTATCCTCCCTATAAACCCGCCCCAACCTTGCCCCCCTTGCCCTAGTCGGCGGGGGGGTTTTTTTGTGCCGGTTATATTAATGGGCGGTAACCGGCGGTAATCCCTTGTATATCCGGCGGGCTGGTTTGGTTGGGATTGTATATATTCTTTAGGCCGAAAGGCCATCCCCCAATCTATCCGGCATGACAAATCAACTACACGGGCGCGGGCGGGCGCGTATGTTCGCGGGGTTTAGTGTGTGTGTTCGCGGGGTTTGGCTTATGTTCGCGGGGTTAAGGTATCGGCGATGTGACAAAACGAAATAAATTTCTGACCGTGCGCGGGTACGCGAGGGACACCCCACCCCCCCGGCATTTGCTATGCAAACCCGACATATTTTTTCTACTTTTTAGGTTATCGGTATGGTTAATTTGCGAACCATTGGGGAGACAGGGGTCCCCAAAGAAAAAACCCCCGCTGGGCGAACCAACAGGGGGTAACTTTGCGAACCTTTGGGGGTACCGGGGGAGAACCGGGGTGGATATAGGGTTTACCCCGGCAGGACTAGTCCCATGGTACAGTCAAATTCACGATTTGTCAACACCTTTTTTTCATTTTTGGTTATTTTATGGTAAACCATGCAGGAAACGGGTTGACAGGGGTTCCAAAACCCCCCATAATACAAGGGTATGCCACATGTTCGCGGGAGAACANCATGTTCGAAGCTGCCCTACTGATATGTTTAGCTGCAGCACCCGAAGAATGTGTTGAGTTGAACGACACAAGAGGTCCCTACACCAGTAAACCNGACTGCATCCGTCGTATCGACGAAATGGCAGAGTTTGCCAAGAGTGTGAATCTCTTTGAACTAAATATAAAATGGAAGTGTACCAACATAAAAGGTACTTCAACGTAAATCCTTATGAATTTATTACCCCAGACAAATAAAAAAGCTGCCCTAACTGAAAAGCAGGAGCAGTTCCTAGATGCCTTGTTCGAAAACAACGGCAATATGACCGTTGCTGCCGAACTCGTTGGCTATTCCCCCAAGTCAGTCACGTGGCTCAAGGAACGTCTAGCCGATGAAATCATCGAACGCACCAAAGTCATGTTAGCGGGCCACTCCTTGTCAGCCGCGAACAAGTTGGCAAGCCTCGTAACGGCCCCTGACATCGAACGTGGGGATGACTTGCGGATGAAGGCAGCGGAAAGCATCCTGAACCGCGTTGGTATAGCCAAGCAGGAAACAATGAACCACAACGTACAGGCAATCCACGGGGTTGTCCTGTTGCCACCCAAGAAAGAGGTCGTGATAGATGGCTGATATAAGTAAAATGAATATTGTGGAATTAGATGCGTTTCTAAAGAGAGACGACATCACAAAAGAACAACGTGCAGAAGCTATGATTCGCATGAATGAGATTAGTAGAAGGGATGAGACACGACCCGGTTCTGTTCCTATCCCTAAACCAAAGCCAAAACCTAAAGGACAGCAAGTAGCCAAGGGTGGCAAGGTTCGCGGCTACGCATACGGCACCACCAAGGGCGGTGTGACGAATATGCCGTCTTGCCGTGGTCGCAAAGCAATGGGCAATAAAGACTAACCCGTGGCCCCACGCAAAAGAGTCCTAGTCCCCCCGAACCC